GGTGGTAATGGTGGCAACGGTGTCGCAAACTCTATTACGGGTTCCTCTGTAACTTATGGTGGCGGCGGTGGTGGTCACACCAATACAGCCGACTCAAGCACCTACGGTGTTGGAGGAACTGGTGGTGGTGGCGACGGAGGTAATTCCGCTAATCGAGTCGGTCAAGACGGCACGGCAAACACTGGCGGTGGTGGCGGTGGCTCGTCAGGTAGTGGTAACGACGGTAGCGCTGGCGGTTCGGGTATTGTCATTGTAAGATGGCGGGCATAATGAAACTGTCTAACCCCTGGCCTTCAGATCGCAGCATAAACAAGAACAGCCCTTATGGGTGGCGCATCCATCCCATAAGCGGGAAGCGCAAGTTTCATCAGGGCGTGGATGTTGCCGGATCGTTCCCTGTAACGGTTGCCGGTGACGGTGTTGTCCGTCACATCGGGTACTCCGCTAACGGTGGCGGGCATGTTGTGGGTGTAGATCATGGGAGTGTTTGGACTTTCTACTATCACGGGGCGCGGGCCACAGGTTTGAGGTTGGGGCAACGGGTGGATGCTGGGGCGCTGGTATATCAGTCCGGTTCGACTGGTGCAAGCACGGGCGCTCACCTCCATTTTGAGGTGCGGAAATCTCGGCGGTGGGGGAATACTGTAGACCCTGTTCCTTATCTCGCTGGTGGCGCTCCTGTGGCTTCCCTGAGGGTGTCTGGGCGGTTGGATAAGGGCACCTGGAAGCAGTGGCAGACTGCGCTCACTCAGGGCGGATATAAGCCTGGGCGGATTGACGGGAAACCTGGGCGCATGACTTACGCTGCGATTCAACGGTGGGCTGGTGTGAAGGATGACGGGATCATCGGGGCGGGAACGCGGAGAGCTGTGCAAGGTAAAATTGGTGTCAAGCAAGATGGTGTGTGGGGCAGGCTAACGATTAGTGAGCTTCAGCGCCAACTCAATGAAGGCATAATCTGATGGCTGAAGATACTGACGCAATCGCTGTAAAGGTTTCAATGCGTGACATTTATTTAGAGGTACAGCGTCAGGGCAAACTGCTTGAGAAAATTGCCAACTCGCTCCCCGACAGTGAAGATAAGATTGAGGACCACGAGGTAAGGATTCGTAAACTTGAGATGAGGATGTGGCAAGCTATCGGTGGATTTGGTTTCCTCGCAGCAGTCGTGTCACCGTTGATAGCGGTGGTAACCGCATGAGTGGGGGCTGTTGCGACTGTGATCCGCCATGCGATAAATGCCTACCTTAAGGGGTTGAAATATATTATGAACAAACCGTCCTGGAAGAATCGCAGACGCTACATTCTTGCCTCGTTCATTATCGGAGCTATTATGCTTACCGGTTCCACATTCGCGGCACTGACCGGAAACATGACCGACATTAGCGATCTTGTGACAGGTGGTGTAGCGTTGATAACGCTCATTCTTACCAGCTACATCTTTGGTGCAGTATGGGAAGATAAATCATTACACAACAAGGAGGAAAATCCTGATGGATAAGCTCAAGCAGTTCCACAATTACGCCACAGAGCGTGCCGTGAAAACATTGGCGCAGACCGCGCTCGCAACTATTGGTGGTACAGCGCTTGGGGTGATGGATGTAAACTGGGTATCCGTCGTTTCAATCAGCGCGCTTGCTGGAATTATGTCGCTGTTGACTTCGGTTCTTCAGTATGACCGTGTGCCTGTGGAAGGAAAGTAATGGAAAACTTTGAGATGGTTGATGGGATTGCTTGCCCCGTCGATCCAGCTTTGGCGGAAATGTGCGAATCTTGCCAATAATTATGTTATAGTTGGGATGTTCATTTGATATTCCTTTCTACAAAACCCCTCGGGCTGCCCTCCTAGTCGGTCCGGGGGGTTTTGTTATTCAATCCATTGTTGGATTGTGCGTCGCGTGACACTGGCTTTTCTGGATAGATCGGTGACGGCTACTCCGTCCGCGTATTGTTCGCGTACTTTGTCGCGGAGTATTTCTGTGATTATTTGCAGGCGGGATAGTTCTAGGTCGCGCATATCGGCGATTGTATCGAGTGTGTACCCGTTGTAGTGGGCTTTTGTCATCTCTTGCATAACCTTATATTACAGGTTGAGTGTGTGATTCCTTGTAAATGTGGGTTGTGTGTGGTTGACTAACGCCATGAAGAAAAGAGAAACGTATAAGCGTAGGCGTTTGACTACGGTTGAGGTTCGGGAGCTTTGGTTCCTGCTCGGTGCTGCAAGTTTCTTTGCAAGCGCTTGCGTTGTGTTGGTTCTGACTGTTGTTGTTTTATTGAAAGGGTAAAAAATGTTTAATGTTGAGCGTCACCATGACGAGATTGTTGTCAATTATGACGGCTGGTTGGATGTATCCCTATCCCCTGACGGCGACACCAGTTACCTTGTGATTAGCCTCAAGGAGGCTCGTGAGCTGTCTGAGAAGCTGTTGGAGGCTTCGCTGCCCGGATCGTTTGAGTTTATCCTTACAACGCCTGCTAGCGAGCTTGAGGACGGCTAATCCGGAATCCCGAGGTGCTTATTCCGAGTTATCGTTCGTTCGGTAAAGTGCCACCCCAAACCCCGAACGTTTCCTTGTTTGTGACAGCGTATAGCAGGCAGTCTTTGATGATGGGGCACTCGTTACAGAGGTTCTTAGCCATCTGGCCTGCTTGTGTGCGTAAGTTGCCGACAGGGAAGTCGTCGGGGAAGAATATCTCGGGGATGTCCCTGCAAGGTATTTCTTCCGCTGTTTCAACTTTGTGGTGAAACTCGGTATAACTGTATTCGCGTCGGTAGTTAGACATAAGGTGAGTGTATGAGAAACGAAAGCATATTCCAAGTTTACGATGGTGACACCTTCAACGGTGCATTGAATTTGGGTGTCTTTGATTCGGGTAGCGCTGAATGGCATGAACTCAGGTCCAGGGGTATTGGTGGGTCTGAGATTGGCACGATCATGGGTTACAACCCGTGGGAGTCAGCGTTTGCGTTGTGGGCTAAACGTACAGGGCAGATTCCCGACCCGCCCCTGGATGGGTGGTCGATTCGGTTCGGTAGAGCTTTTGAGTTGCCGATGCTGGAACTCTGGGCTGAGGAACACCCTGAGTATGAGGTGTTCTTGACAGGGACGTGGCAGCACGCGGAGAACGAGTTTATGCTCGCCAACCCTGACGCGCTCGCTAAACACCGGGAGACTGGTAAGTGGATTGTTGTGGAAATCAAAACATCTAGGGGTTCGTGGGGTGAAACACCACCACATTATGCGGCTCAGGTGTTGCACTACATGGATGTGTTGAACCTGGAACGTGCTGTCATTGTTGCTGTCGCGGGCTGGAATTATGAGGAACGCTGGATTGACTACGATCCTTTCGAGGCGGAAGCACAACTCGCTAACGCCGCCCGTTTCTGGAATC